CTTCTCTTTACGGCCAATTCGGCCCACCAGACTTTCGTCGAGTTTTAGGTATTAACCTAAAATGTAGATCGAAATACGTCTGTACATCTCGTCAGGTAGCGGAAGAGCAACCGCCTTGACGAGTCCACCATCATCCAACTTGTGGTCGGTGATTGGGAGTACCTCCACAACCTGTCCAATGCCCCTGCTGAAGGCGGCAAGGAACCTCTCGTGCGCCATTGAATGGCTGCCCGAGAGTCGGCTCTCCACGAGACGCTTCACAGCGTCCTGAAGAATCGGTACAAGGTGTTCGGCGGACCGCCGATACACGGAGTACGAAGGGAGCACACAATCTCCAGGCCTTTGGGGCCTGATATCCTTCCGAGGACGGATTGAGAACGTGTCGAACGTATAACCTCTCCAACCCTTCTTCTCGAAGGACGGCTTCCTGTACATCGGATGATCTCCGATAAGGTGCCCATCCCCGTAGTTGTCGGGGCCCCAGATCTGCAGAGACGGGTGGATCAGTTTTAGTACTGTCTCAGCCCGTTCGTAGTCCAGGCGCCTTACATAGTGATTATGCAAGACGAAGAGAGTCCGTGCCGACACCAGATCCTTCTGGTAGTACGGCCGGATGTCGATTCCCTTGTAGAAGTCTTTCCCACAGGATTCCCGGAAGGGACCTGTGCTATAGGACTTGTCACGGTTTAATGTGAAGCCGACAGCCTCATAGAGACGGATGACGTCTGCCGCCCTTTCGGACGGAACAATCACATCGTCGCCGAAAACGGAGACGCCTCCCGGCGTGTCCCCGACGACTGCACTAGCTAGAGCCCAAAAGATAAGGCTCTCTAAGGGGAAGGTGAACCCATTCCCCATGCTAGAGAACTTCTGCTGCGAAGTTGACCACCCTTGGTAGGTGATCTTCCCTGTACGTGCTCTCGCGAGCCCGACAGCCCAATCAAGGGGAAGCAGATCGTAAACAAGTTCCAGCGCCATGAGATCTGACGCAGACGTCTGGTCCAGGGTTGCTAAAGCCCCAGTTAACGACCCTTCCAGAGCCCGACGTTGATTAAGCGTCTGGTCTTTGAGGTCGATACCGAATGCGGTCATACGCCGCACCATAAAGTCGCCCAACGCTAGTTGGTAGACCCCGTTCAGAACGGGTTCTGTGACAGTGGCGCGATACGTTTTCGCATTCTTAGGGACGAATTCAAGCCTACCCTCATGGATTACCACAGGGACGCTTGCCCACTCCTGACCGTCTTCGTCAATCCTATCCATCTCGGACAGTGACTCGAGCCAGGCGGGGACCTCTTCCAGCAGGCTTTTGGCCATAGGGAACAGGTCTTCGCTACAGGAAACCCCAGCGCCGAGTTTCTCGACGACAGAGGCATAACGCTTTTTAGTAAGCGTTGTCGCACCCTTTCCGAATCGCAGTCCCAGCTTGCTAAGGCCAGGAAAGGACCCCAATACTTGGGCTATCTTCTGCTGGGCCACAAATAACTGTGACTCAACCACAGGGAGGAATTGGAATCTCCCTGAACGCCTAAGCTTGAAGATCCGATTTGTCTCGCGACACCGGTCTTCGGCCCATACGAACTTTTTCCACGCAACCGCTTCCTTGTCGACCCCGATGTCGAGGTCCTCAAGTTTAGTGAAGTAGCCTAGAGCCTGCCTCAGGTGGGCAAACTGCGAGACGGTTAAGTCTTGCGTGTAATCAATTTCAAAGGCACACACCGCTTTGAAGTCTTGTCGATGGATATATCCAGCAAGACGACGTCCCGGTTCCCCCGCATGGGGGGTGTGTGTGAGTGCTAGTTCGCGCAGGATGTCGGTAGACTCTGCGTTACTGTACTCTTCTAGCCAATGCGCTTTTAAGTGCATAGTTCTCTCCAATATAGAGTAGACGAGCCCCGCTGATAGGCGAGGTACGATGCTCGGTTGGGTGCCTTACGACACTTGAATGAGCTGATCGAACAGTTCTGGAGTGGGCCCGGTCGTGACAGGAGTCACGGTGGTCGAGATGTTCCCACCCAGATTCACGCAGATTTGTCGGCTCAAGCGCCGACCGGTCACAAGTGACCGCTCATGGTAAAACCCGACCATCGAGGTCGTGTCCACGTACGCCACCTTGGGCGGCGCCGTGTAACCAGAGGAGTTCTGTGCACCGACGGCTTCCATCACGGGAACCTCGGCTTTCGTCTCCACACGCCAGATCCCCGACTTCAGCTTGCGCTTCAGCTGGGTGACCCGGATTTGTGCGTAGTCAGGAATCGCAGCGTTCGACTCCTTCCACGTGGCCTTCAACGTCCCATCATCAAGACGTTCGATGCCCTCGCCCACCAAGGTGTGCGACACGGGAGATGCAGCACCGTCAAAAACGGTGATATTGGCTTGTTGACCCATTTAAGGTCTCCAGTCAGTGAGTTGAGCAGTACTCGAGGATAATTAGCGAATATTCCGGACGCTCGTTCCGGTCGCAAATGATGTCACAAGTGCAAGCGCGTTAGCGCAGTGCTTCCATGACAAAGCTTGCCCCAGCGGCTTCACAGCCGGTAAAGGGACATCAAGGCTAGACGTTATGTTTCTGTTAAGCTTAATCCAGTGCTGTTTAAGGCCCCGGTAATCAGCTGCGGGCCATCCCGGCGCCGCGAAACATTCCATCTCGTCCTTGTTGGTGGTTATAAACACACCCTCTATACCTTGCGCGTAACCACGCGCCTCAATCCACGAACCGATCGGAATAAACCAGTCGGCCACAAACGAGAACGGTAATAGCTCCCAGGCAACCTGGGCAGGGTCTAACAAGCCGAGTAACTTCGGAATCGTCGGACGCTCACTGATTCTAGCAATCAGCGACCTTCGACTCTTCTTCACCCAGCTTCCGGTTACGTTCACCCCCGGGGCGATATTTAAAGGCCCTTGGGTTCCCCGGACCTCACGCTTTACAGACGTCCGATAGGACTGCTGCAGAGGTACGTTGAGGCGGTGAGCGAGCAGCTCAGCAGCGCCCTTGGCATCCTCGAGAAGAGGCAGCCAACCATACTGGAGTTCAAGCCAGTTTTTAGCGAGTGAACTAGCGTTCACGTCGAAGAAGCTTCCTTTTCCCTTATTCCACCCATGATAGGGGGAAACCGGTTTACGACCTGTCCCTTCTAAGAGGGAGCGAGCCGCACCCGCAAGGTTGCCCTTACGGAGATAGTTAAGCCCTTTCGAGACTCGTATTGCAGAGTCCGCGAGTAGTTTCAGAGTCTGATGGCCTTCGCCCAGAAAAACTGACAAATTAAAGTCAGAGCCCTGGTGCTTTTCCTTCAGCTTCTGGACCAGCTTGATCTGGTCATTCGCAGTGAGTTGAGACACGGGAGAACTGATTCCGACTGTCGCCTGAATCAGAGCATCTGTGGCCCCAGTTGTGGGCCAGACACACCGTGTATCCCAGAGAGTATGCACTTCCATTGTGTAGTTGTGCTCCTCGTGCTTAGCCCGCTTGGGCGGCACGTCTTTGAAGAACGAGTCATCAAAGATTCTGGTCGGGACCAAGTTAGCCCGATAAACAACGCGATAAACGGGTTTGGCAAGTTGTGCCTTGGCTCTCGCCGCAGCACTATCGTCTCCCCCGTTCCACGACTTAGACCCAATGCGACCATATCGTCGCCCAGATGAAGTTGGGAATGTGTGGTCATAACTCCACGACCCGGTACTCATCGATACCTCCTTTTGGAAGGCAACAATGGGCCCGCGACTTCCGATGCCCCTTCGGGCACCGTTGTAGCGAACCAGTCCACCTCGAGAGACATAGGTACTAACTCCCATGTCTCCAAGTGATCGAGCTCCTTGGTGCTCTTTCTAAAGACTAATAGCTCGAGTAGCAGCCGCTTGACGGCGGCCAGTGGTTTGAGCCATGCAAGCATGGTTATCTCCTAAGGTTAACAACACCCTCGGAGCCACTGGTTAGCAAGGAGGTAGGAGTCGGTTATGAGCCGACCCCCGCCCAAGATGCTAGCTAGACATCAAAAGTCGTTCCCACTACACTAGTGTGGCCAGCCAAAGTTCCGGCTGTACGGGGTTCACACCCGAGAACGCTCCCGACCAATGTCCCCCGAAAGGGAAAAGGACAGAGGAATCCCTC